TTTATTGACTGTATTAAATATTCGGAATTAGATGGGTATGGCTACATAGCGTTCAGTTCCTTTGATTTAAAAGCCAAAACACCAAAAGAATTTCTTATTAAGAACGATCTGAATAAGTTCTACAAACTCAATATATTCGTCGATTCAATAATAGAATCGTTTGCTGAAAAAGTAGACATTATTGAATATGTAAACGACATAGCAGAAAACGAGGATGATAGTAATCCTGTTGATGGAGATATTAGATTGTTGTTTAGGACAAAGCCCTTAGTAGCGGTCTGACACCAACAATATCGCCTGTTTGTCTTCTTGCAAGGTGTATAATTTTTGTTGGTTGTAAATTGAAGTCTTTGCATACTTTGTCATACTTGTCACTGTACTTGTTCCAGAAATACTCCGGTCCAAACTCTGACATAAACAAAGTACCCATCCACACAAGTGCTTGATTGTTCATACTATGATCGTTCATTATAGTAACAGCACCTTGGGGTGTCTCTCGAGCAAATCTGAGACCGATTCTGTTACCACCTAGTCCGCCTTTCGATAGACTGATTGCAAATGTTTTGATTGCAGGATGATCGAAATCAAACGTGATGTATCTACTACAACTAATCCACGCGCCATCGATATGAACAGGAATGCCATAGTGCAAGCATTCATCGAGCAGGAAATTCATGTCTGGATGAACGTCACAGTGCGCAGGGAATGGTAGTGAGATCAGAAGCTCTTCACCTTCGTCTCTTGCCTTTAAGAACTGGTCGCCATTAAAGTATGTGATATTATTATTTAAGCGCCAATGATACTTGTAGTCCCCCTCGAGAGTTCTCAGCTTGGGACCAAGACGTTGGTAGAGATCATCTATGTACTGAGTACACCCGTTGATAATGTGCCTAACTGGAAACACATCGGTTCCTGCATATGTGCTCAGTTGATGACTTTTCAACCAAGTCTCAAACTCACCCTTAAACATCCAATCTAGATGTGGGAGATGAACAGGGTTGCTTTTATAGAACGAATCATAGAAGCTGTTGATGGATTGATCGTACATTGGTTGAGGCTTATCAACCTGTAGCCAAAATTCATTGTACTTCCGGTCACTATGGTCTCTCATAATAAATCTCCTTATGGAAATATATATGCCGTTTTGCTCGATCCCATGGACACACGTTGCAATAAAAAACAATGGCTCATTGAGAATGTGTTCTCACAGTCAGAGTCTTGGTGAAGGTAACACTATCCTTCACAAGGATGGTAAACCGCTCAGTGTGGCTGAGTTAAATCACGAAACCTTAAACTGCGATACACTTAAGCAGGTCAGGTTAGATTTTCTTACTGATCGTTGGCCTGAGCAGTGCAAGAGGTGCCAGAAAGAAAGTGAGGCTGGTAAGAATAGTCGTAACCTATGGGAGACCATAAGAGCATCACAGTGGTTTACAAAGCAAGATGCGATCGACCTCACATGGAAAGATGGAACGCTTGGTAAGCCAGTCATACGTGATCTAGACATGCGTATCGGCAACTTCTGCAACCTTAGATGTGCAATGTGTTTTCCTGGCGAGTCGTCTTTGTGGTACAAAGAGTACGAAGAGATCTTTGGTAAGCAAACGTTTGATGTCGACGGCAACATCTACTCTGTTAACGAGCCTGGCAACTTTGATTGGTTCGACAATGAAGAATGTGTGAACAACCTTCTCGACAATTGTCAATACCTCAACAAGATCAAGTTTGGTGGTGGTGAGCCAATCATTATCAAGCGCCATAGACAGTTCCTACAGGGATTGGTTGACAGAGGCTATGCTAAGAATATAGAGCTTGAGTACAGCATTAACGTTACAACGATTCCTGCATACCTCATCGATATGTGGAAGAAGTTTAGGCGAATTAAGCTTTGTTGCTCGATCGATGCGTACGGTGAAGCCAACGATGCTATTCGCTGGCCCTCAAAGTGGAAGAAGGTCGAAGATACGCTTCGATTCATAGACACACTTGACAACAACGTCATTGCATTTACGTCTACTACCCTTAACATTCTTTCGCTTGAACACTACTCGACTTTGATGCTATGGTTGAGAGATCAGAGGTTCAAGAAGATTAACAACCCTATGTGGGGTCCGATGGACATTTCACATCTTGTGTACAATCCTAAGTCTCTCTCAATAGCTACACTAGAACCTAATCAATTTGAGCGGATTTTTAACTCGATATATAATAAGGTGAAGCACATTGGTCATCTTGAGAAGAAGCTGTCGGACTATCGCTCGCTGTACTACAAAATACGTAACACAAACGATGCGTGGCATCCACGTTCTGAATTTGTTAGAATCTTTGAAAAGTTTCAACGACACCAGAATCAAGATTGGAGCAAGTTGTTCCCATATGCTCACAGCGTCATGTTGGATTGGAAAAAATGAAGATTGCAAACATTAAATCGTCTACAGACTTTTGTCTTGAAATAGAAAAAATCGTCAAAGAGAGAAGAGCTGAATATCACGAAGCGGTCCTTATGTACTGTGAGGTTCACAACATTGAAATCGAAACAGCTGCAACGTTAATTAGACAAAATTCTACGCTCAAAGCAAAGATTCAAGTTGAAGCGGAGAACATTAACATGGTTAAGAAGACTGCTGCAAGACTACCAATATGAAAACTTTTACATGGTATTGTAGAGACTATGCTGGTTATGGTGATTTGGTTGGGCCTCTATGTTATGCGCAAAACGTTGGAGAGATCTTTGATACTAAAGTAAAATTGATCATGAAATGGTCTTACAGTAGCAACTCATCAAAAAAAGATCTTCCTCACGAAAGAATGTCTTGTATATTTGAAAAGTTTAACTTCCCCAACGTCATTCTTGAATATGATTACAGAAACAAGTGGTCGCCACACTATACAAACGAAAAGCTAAGAAAACCTGTTTTTATTAACAAACTCCATAACATATATTTTCCCATACCTGCCAGTAGCATTACACCCACCTACACTGTTGTTTGTTCACCAATTAACAACAATGAAAGTTTTAAAACTTTCTCAGAAGGGCTAAGGATATGGAAAGATGTAATGACGGAACGCAAGTGGAAGCAGCTCATAGATCAGCCAAACACAATCCATATTGATTATCGAACCCCTGTATCAGAAGCAATTGATATTCTGTACAATTGTAAGTTTTTTATTGGCTACCACGGTTCATGTGCTTGGTTGGCACGGTTAATGGGTATACCAATGAAAATATACTCGTTTAAGCTTGGGTTAACATATTACACGTTTCCTTGGAACTCAGACAGTACAGATACTCCCGAACAGCGTATGATGAGAGTAGACAAATATAGATTTCTCAGAGATAATTTTATTAATGAATACAGAGAGGCAATGAGTGACGGATTCTCAAACGATATACGCAAGTTGTTACTTGAGGAGGAAATTGGCTTGTGAAGTTATTGAATGGGTTATTGAATGACTCCTCTCGAAGCCTTCAAGATGTACACGGCAATCAAAAACCATTTCTCTACTGAGTCATACGACTATTTCAAGTACAACGGAAAAACAAGAGTGACAGAACATACGCTAGATGTCCGCAAGGACAAGTATATGTTCTACAAGCTGTCCAAGCACACAGACCCAAAAACGTTCCTTGTTGCCAACCTGTCTGTCGATCCTAATATGTGGGTTGGCAATATGTTTTCGAAGGAATGTGAAAAGCAGTACACGGACTTTCTAAAACGAAAACAGTCGTTGACTTATATTTTCAAAGAAGAGATAGACACACTTCTTGATGACTTTGATAAGAACTTTGAAGTTCCTGCCAATGGTTATCCCCATCTATTGAATCTGCTTGTTCGTAAGAAGGTGTCTTTAGAAACCTTTATTATTATACAAGACTGTGTACGTTTCTTTAGTCGCTGGAACAAGCAGATTCAAGACCCGGTGCAATGGCCAAAAATTTCTTTGAAATGTAGGAAATTGCATCCGTTCCTTGAGTATGAAAAGGATAAATACTGTCAGATCCTGAGATCGAAGTTCTCATGATCTAACATACGATCATACATTTACACAAGATATACAAACATACGGAGAATACATATGGCTACTAACTTCGACTCCCTCAAGCAGAATCGTAAGTCTTCATTTGATAAGCTGACTTCTGAACTCAACAAGCTCAACACCAACGAAAATGCACCGGGTGCGGATGACCGCATCTGGACTCCCGATGTTGACAAGGCTGGTAACGGCTACGCTGTTATTCGCTTCCTTCCGGCTCCGGCTGGTGAAGATGTTCCTTTTGTTCGTCTTTGGGACCATGCGTTTCAGGGTCCTGGTGGCTGGTACATCGAAAAGTCTCTGACGACTCTCGGCAAGCAGGATCCTGCTTCTGAGCACAACTCTAAGCTGTGGAACTCTGGTATTGAATCGAACAAGGCCCTTGTTCGCAAGCAGAAGCGTCAGCTGAAGTACTTCTCAAACATCTATGTTGTTTCCGATCCGACTCGTCCTCAGAACGAGGGTAAGGTCTTCCTTTTCCGTTACGGCAAGAAGATCTTCGATAAGATCAACGAAGCAATGCATCCTCAGTTCCCTGGTGAAGCGGCAATCAATCCGTTCGACCTTTGGGAAGGTGCTAACTTCAAGCTTAAGATTCGTAATGTGGAAGGTTACCGCAACTACGACAAGTCTGAGTTTGACAAGGCAGCTCCGCTTCTGAGCGATGATGATCAGCTCGAAGCTCTTTGGAAGACTGAGTATTCACTTCAGGAGATTGTTGATCCTAAGCACTTCAAGTCTTACGATGAACTGAAGGCTCGTCTTGAGAAGGCCCTTGGCAACGCTGGTGCAGCTGCATCTCGTGCTGTTGAGGAAGAAGAAGCGTTCCCTGTCGCTCAGAAGTCGTCTCCTGCAAAGGAACTGCCCAAGACTGATCTTCCTTGGGATGAGAACGAGGACGAGGATCTTAGCTTCTTCAAGAAGCTTGCATCTAAGGACTAATATCCCCAGTTAAACGTATCACCGTATAGAATTCTATCGAATGGTGATGGGATCTTAGATGGAGAACCAGCTACGCCGGAGGAACCACCGCCTCCGGCGTTTCCGTTTGAGATATTGTTGATGGTGTCGCCCTGTTTATTGATGACAACGTTTCCTGGTCCTACACCAGCTGGACTAGCAATTGTGTTAAGCTTGTCTGGTGTAATCTTTTGTATTGGCTTAACGTTTGCAGCAGTGTCTGCTAGATACTGTGCTCTTGATCTGTTAGGATTTGCTGTTGTGTCTGTCTCGGCGTATGAGTTGGTCGTAGCAGCAATTGCCCCAGCAAAATCATCACCACCGTTATACATTGTAACACCACCCATGGTGTCCTCAGCTGGAGGGGGTGAAGCACTTGTAGGGCTTTGTTGTTCTGGTGTAGAGCTACCAAAAGTATCGCTTAAATATTTCATTACGACAGATTTGAGATTATCAAATCTTTCACCGACATTGGCATCATCTTCTGGAAACGTTCCGTACACAGATGCGTATATGTCTCGTACTAACGAAGCTACATCTATACCAACAGAACCCACAGTACCGATACCTGGTACTATTGCAGCAGCACCGGCGCCTACTTCAAGTCCTGCTCCGACTGTATCACCTTCCCATAGATATCTGTAGCCGCCTAAACCAAGACCAGCAAGCAAACCAACAATAGGAATTTTTTTAAGAGCGGATTTAACTGTGCTCTTGCCTACCTTTTCAGCAGTAACTTCTAGTATTTCTTTTTCAGGTTTTATCCCTCTAAGTCTCTCATTTAAAATTTCCTGAGCTTGACTTGATCCTTTAGGGGGCGATTTAGGAGCAGGAGCAGGCTTGGCTGGAGGCTTAGCTGGAGGCTTGTCATCTGGTACTGAAGAAGACTTAGGAGGAGGGGCAGCAGGTTTAGCTGGAGGCTTGTCGTCTGGTACTGATGGTGTTGGAGGAGGAGGGCTGCTTCTTAGAGCATTAGCAATAGTTGGAGCCTGCAATCCAATAGCCAGAGCTGCATCAGGAGCAACTTCTGCTAGTCCGTCCGGAACTAGATCGTCTAATTTTTTCTCCCACGCATCAGGATCATCATTGGTTAGATAATCTGTGCCCATAAGGCCGCCAGTAAGCAAAGCAGCTAAACCTAGCATTTTTGCAAGCCTACCACCTTTACCCTTAGGTTTTTTCTCGCTGTCTACATCAGCAGCTTTAGGTTTTTTAGTTTTTGGATCTACGTCCGGTGTGGGTGTTTTCTTTCCAAATATCTTGCTACCTAGAAGGCCTGCAAGACCACCACCCAACAATCCCATGAGGCCACCGCCTCCTGTGTTTCGTTCTTCTCCGTCCTTACCACCAGCACCACCCGTAGCTCCTACACCACTACCAGTTCCTGTTCCTTTGCTCCTACCTAATGCTTCCAGCTGCTCTTGCGATAATCCAGATGCCAGCATCAAGCGGTTTATAAGCTCGGAATTAGACTCATAATATTTTTGATTTGTTTTTAGTATGCCTTCAAGCAAGGTTCTGGACTTTTTAGATTCGTTCAACATCTGAGACATATCACTTCTGATTGCCTTGAGATATCCAACTGAATCCTCGCTGCCTAGCTGAACACCTTTAGATGTAGGCTGAGCTACTATCTGAGGTATATCGAGCGCAGGTTGAATGGCGGCAGCAATAGACGACTTTCTTTGCTGGAGAGCTCCTAGTTCTGTTTGAGCAGCTGCAATAGCATCTTTGTTAGTGCTTTTTGCAATAATTGCCTCTAAGATCTCAGAGTCGTCTTTCTTTTTCTTTGCCATTAACCTTGTCTTTTGCTATTGAGTTCTTCCATGTATTCTGCTATAAATTCGACAAAAATATCTCTTTCATAAGGATACATGTTTTCTACTTCTGTTAATGAATATTTATGGTGATGTATCATTGCAAAGACAGTTCTATAGTATAAAGGTAGATTGCTATAGCCTGTCAAGACGTAAAAAAATCTTTTAATCCCTTCAATGTTGCCTCCTTGGTTTCCCCGTTAGGCAATCTAACCTGAACCGTATGCTCAAGTGTAGGCATCGTGTTGAAAAATTGCAGGATCTTGTCGTTGTTTTCTGAGGGCAGAGATAGAACAAAAGTAGATAACTCTTCTCTCGTAAAATCTGAATATACCTTTTCAGAGTCCATAATAGATTCAATACAATCAATAAACATGTCAAAAATATAGTCGTTTATTTCTGTTGGCGTAATACCTTCCGTCACCGTCAAAGATTCAAGCTTCAGAATCTGACTTATGTTTGGGTATCTTAGTTTGATAGAGATATCGTCGTTAATCTGAATTGTATTAGAATGCTTTTCGTTGAACTTTATCTTGACGTTGTTCAGATCTACTTTAAATGGTATCTTTTTACCTTCATGATCTAAGTACATTTCAACTTCATTGCTTACAGATACTTTTCTAAGATTGACAAAGATATACTCAATATCAAACATAGCGAGTTTATCTATTTTAATTTCATCAAGCACGCAATTGTTTATTATCTGCTTTATGGTTTCAATAACTTCTTCGATGTCGTCTGATAGTCTTACAGTAAGAAGAAGTTTTTCTTCTTTGACTGTGTAGGGTCTATATCGTATTTCTTTCGTGGTTGAAGGAATCTTCAACTTAAACACTGGGTGCTTAATTTCAGGTAGAGCCATAATTTAACCTCTAATATTAAAGTCCGTTTGCAAATCCTGCAGCAGCCGATGGCGTTGCAGTTCCATTTTGTAACAATGTTAGTCCATAACCGTAGCTGTTTGTTCGTGTCAGCTCTACTCGGGATGAAAGACTAGCGGCATCGTTGTTGTCTGATAGCGTTGGAGGTACGTTAGCTGTATTCCATGTGTTGTAAGCAAATACGACAGGAAGTCTCATGATTGCATCATTCATTTCCCATGCTACTGAGATATCGCCAACTTGAATAGGAAAGGCTTTCGATAGCTGATACACAACAACTTCTTTTCCTCCGGGTCTAGAAGGATCAAGAGCGTGAATTTCTACCGTACCTTCATATGTTGAAGGATAATTCCATTCACCAAAAGCGAGAGTTGTTCCTCGCATGATGCCTGTAGATTCTCTAGACCAATTGTTTATCAGTGCTAGCCATTGTTGAAAGAATCTCAAGCCTTCACCATTAGCATCAACAATGAACGAAGTATTTACTGGTGAAAAAGCTGTATCGACTGGTCTTTGTTCTGATGTACCGTAGCCAACAGACTTGATTGCTTGGGCTGTAAAATTGATACCAGGCAACTGTGCTGCATCACAAAAAAACATAGCTTCTCTTGCATACGACGATCTCACAAGAGCTTCGGGTGGTGTGATCCTAACAAAAAACATGTTAGGCTTAGCTATGCCACCGCCTTTGTTTATTGCACCGATTATTTCTGTGATGTTAAAAGCCATCTTAGCTTAACTTCCTCATTGTGTCTTTGTAGACTTTGCCCTTTGAAACAGTAAATCTCTCCAACGGTAGAAACAAAGCTATGTCCCATTCGTTAGAAGGAACCTGTAGGAACTTTGTCTGTACGTGTGAGTAGAGATACTTCTTAACGCATGGCTCAAAGTACTTGTATCTTGAAGAAGACGCCAGCAGTCTGTATGACAAATTCAATCTGGTCTTTTCATTAAACTTTTGATCAGTTACAATCTGGTAAAGAGAATCCATCAGTTTTGCTCTATACATAAACGGAAGGTAATGTAAGTTAATTCCTGTGAAAGAGGTAGCATCTCTTGAAAAAGGAAACACGACTGGAAACCTGTCATAAAACGGAAGGCTGTCCTTCATTTTAGCATCATATCCAAACATATACAAAAAGCCCGGTAGGATCTTGGTTGTTTGATAATCTTTGTTGCCCGCCACAAGACGAGAAGTATTAATGCCCATTGTTGCTTGAGCTTTTTTCCTGAACCAGTCGACTGTGTCAAACCCGGGTTTGTTCGCAGCCGTTCTTCCCTGATTCATTATGTCTGTAAAAATTGGCATTACTTAATACCTATTTCCTTTTCTGTCATTATTTTAAAAGTCCATTTTCTATCTCTGCAGTATTCTTCTGCTGCTTTCCACTTTGCTTGGTTTACACCCCAAGTAAGAACTTCTGCGATATACTTGCGAGTTCTCTTCTCTTGTTTCTTGGGCTCTCTAGTTTGGACCGCAGGCTTTACTTCAATAATACTAGTATTTATCTTGCCATCCGTACCTATCGTCTTGACGTAGAAGTCAGGGAAATATCTATGCATCCTATTATCAACAGGTGATCTGTAAGGTATAATTATCTCCTCAGAACCCCATTTCAACACAGAGGAATGCTGGTCAAAATATCTCATAACCCTCAATTCCCAGAGACTTCGATAAATAATGTTGGTTGGATCCCCCACATATTTTTCTGGGTGTTTAGGTTTAAATCGTCCCTTATAAGCCATTCATGCTCACTATAAATACAATGCAGGCATATTTATACAAGGTCCTAAAATGGCAGTCATAGATGATATTGTTTATAACAATGATCAGGTGAAGTATTTTACTCGT